CAACACCGGCGACCTGATGCCGGTGGACGGCACCATCAAGGGCCAGCAGCGCATCATCCGGCGCCTGATGACCAACCCCGCCACCACGAACCCGGACGGCACCACGAACCCGGGGGATTATCTGTGGCACCAGGACTATGGCGCAGGCCTGCCTGCAAAAATCGGCCAGCCGTTCAACGAAACGTCGCTGAGAAGCCTGATTCTGGCGCAGATGATGATGGAGGACAGCGTGGCCAAGACGCCGGAGCCTCAGGTGTCGGTTTCCGAGATCCCGGGCGGCATCAGTGTGTCGATCCTCTACAACGACGCCGCGACCTCAAAACAGCAGTTTCTGTCCTTCAACGTGACCCAATAATATGGCCCTCAACACTCAGTCATTCAGCCAGCTCCTGAGCACGATGGTGACCGCTGTCCAGGGGGCGGCAGCCACCTTGGTGGACACCACCATCGGCTCTATCCTGCGCGCCGTGCTGGAAGCGGTTGGCGCCGTCGTCCTCTGGCTGCAGGGCATGCTGCTGCAGATCCTGTCCCTGACCCGTGCCGCCACCTCCAACAGCTCGGATCTCGACAGCTGGATGGCGGACTATGGCCTGACCAGGCTTGCCGCCGTAGCAGCGTCTGGAAGCGTGACGTTCTCCCGGTTCACCACCACGACGCAGGCGGTGGTGCCGATCGGCGCGACGGTCCAGACGCAGGACGGCACGCAGACCTATACGGTGACGCTGGACACCACCAACCCGGCTTACAGTTCTGTCCAGGGCGGCTATGTGCTGGCTGTCGGGGTGGCAAGCGTCACGGTGCCGGTGCTGGCCAATACGGCAGGATCCGCGGGTAACGCGGCACCCGGCATCATCAACACCATCACGTCCACCATCACCGGCGTGTCCACTGTGACCAACGCCCTGCAATTCAGCAATGGTGCCGACGCTGAAACCGATACGGCGTTCCGGGCGCGCTTCGTGACGTACATCGCAAGCCTGTCGGAAGCCACAAAAACCGCCATCGGGAACGCCATTGCCGCCATCCAGCCTGGTGTCAGCTACCTGATCGTGGAGAACCTGACTTACGCCGGCGCGGCGCAGCTGGATTACTTCTACGTGGTGGTGGATGACGGCTCCGGAAACCCGCCATCGTCCTTTATCACCAAGGTTTCCAACGCCGTGGACGCAGTTCGGCCCCTGACCAGCACCTTTGGCGTCTATGCCCCCGTGGTGGTCACGGCCAACATCGTGACGACCATCACGACGGCCTCCGGATACACGCATTCCGCCGTCACGGCCCTGGTGCAGGCAGCCATCGAAGCCTATGTGGACGCGTTGCCGCTGGGCGCAACGCTGCCCCTGACGCGACTGGACCAGATCGCCTACGACGCATCGCCTGGCGTGACCAACGTCACAGGCACCACGATCAACGGATCCACGGCGGACCTGACCAGTACCAGCGTGCAGGTCATCAAATACGGGACCGTCACGGTCAACTGAGGATAGGAAATGGCGGGAAAAACTACGGCATGGGGCGCAAACGTCCTGGCAATGCTTTTTCAGGCGGTGGGTGCGACTGGGATCATGCAGAACGCGACGTCACCTATCACCGAGCTTTATGTGAGCCTGCACACGGCTGACCCGGGGGCCAGCGGCACCCAGTCCACCAGCGAGGCGGCCTATGCAGGCTATGCCCGGGTAGGTCTAGCGCGCACCACGGCTGGCTGGGTGTTGACCAACAACTCCATCAGCCCGGCGGCTGCCGTGACTTTCCCCCAGGCTACAGGCGGAAGCGAAACCGAGACATTCTTCGGCATCGGAACCGCGGCAACGGGTGCCGGCCAGCTGCTCTATTCGGGCGCGATTTCGCCCGGGATCGTGGTCACGAACGGCGTCACCCCGCAGCTCAACACCAGCACCACGGTGGTGGAGGCTTAAATGGCCATCGTTGCAGGAAGCGGCTCGGTCACCGGGCAGGCAACACTTGCCGGGCAAGGCACAGGCTCCCAAGCCGACTTCGTAAGCCGCCTGCAGGGGATGCTGCCGCCCTGGTTCGGGGACTTCAAACTCGCCCCAAACATGAACGGCCTGCTCAACGGCATCGCCGCGGCGCTCTCCCTCATTTACGGCCTGATCGCCTACGCAAAGCAGCAGACGCGCATCAAGACCGCCACGGATGGCTGGCTGGACATGATCGCCGGGGACTGGTTTGGAGTGTCCCTGCAGCGTCGCACGGGCCAGACGGATGCTTCCTACCGGGCGCTGATCGTTTCGTCCCTGCTGCGCCCACGGGGTACGCGCAACGCTGTCACGAAGGTGCTCCAGGACGTCACCGGGCGCACGCCTTTGGTGGTGGAACCGCGCCGCATCGTGGATACCGGCGGCTATGGTGCGCCCGGCTATGGCTACGGCGTATCGGGCGTGTACGGCAGCCGATCGCTGCCAGTGAACGTGGCTTTTGTGGTGGCCTATCGCCCGCTGGCTGGCTCGTTGCAGTACGGCGCTCAGGATTCGGACATTTACGCCGCGGTGAATTCGGTGCGCGCGGCCACAAACTCGGTTTTCGTGCAAATCAACAACTAGGGGTGAGCCTTGGATCGCGAACTTGTTTATCCATTCCAGCAACCGGCTGAAACCGACCTGCTGAATGCCCAGAAGAACGCCTACCTTGGGCTGGCACAACTGGCCCAGGCGGTGATCGGTACGGGCCCCGCGCTGGTGGGCTTGGCCTGCACGCCGGGGACTGGCCTCACGGTATCGGTGGCGGCTGGCCAGATCTATCAGACGGAGGCGGTCGATACAGCGGCCTATTCGTCGCTGGCGGCAGACTCCCGGACCATCCTGAAACAGGGGATCGTCTGGACGCCCACGGCGCTGAACTGCCCGGCACCTGGCACCGCTGGTCAGTCCATCAACTACCTGGTGGAAGTGGGCTTCGTCGAGGCCGACACGAATCCGGTCATCCTGCCGTTCTACGACGCCAGCAACCCGACGGTGCCCTACAACGGCCCGAATGGGTCTGGCGTGCCCAGCAACACGATCCGCTCCGACGAATGCGTGGTGCAGGTCAAGGCGGGGACGGCGGCCACCACGGGAACCCAGACCACGCCAGCAGCCGACGCGGGCTTTGTGGGCATCTACGTGGTCACCGTGGCCTATGGCGCGGCCTCGATCACCAGCGGGAATATCTCACTCGTCAGTGGCGCGCCCTTCATTCAGGAAACCGTCGGCAACTTCATGACGGTGGCCGGCAACCCCAACGGCGTGCTGGGCGGCACTGCAGGCACTGCAGGCACTGCCTTCCCCTCGATGGTCTGGGATACCTCCCACAACATCCTGTGGGTCTGCACGACCTCTGGGACGCCTGGAACGGCGGTCTGGACCAATGCCGGCACTTCTGGCGGCACGCCACCTTTCTGGTGCGGTGCTTCAACCGGAACGGCCAACGCCCAGACGGTCACGACACCGTCCTCGATGCTGGCATTCCCCACCGGCACGTCGATCGCCTTCCAGATCGGCGCCGGCCTCACCAACACCAGCGCAACCTCAGTCACCGTCGGCACCTTCGGCACGTTCCAGCTCCGGAAAGACAGCCCCACCGGGCCCATCGCTCTGGCTGGCGGAGAGCTGGTGGCAGGAAACATCATTTCAGGACGGTTCGATGGCACGTACATCCAACTGACCGCGACCGAAATGGGTACGGCGGCGCTGGCCAACGCATCCAGCAATACCGGAACCGTGGCGGCTGTGTCGGGGAGCGGGGGGATTACTCCGGGGCATCTGGCGGTGTTCGGTGACGCTGCTGGAACGGTTGCTGATGGGGGCCTGCCAACTGCGGCTGGTGCACCAACCTACATCAATTCATCGCAGACCATCGGCCCCGGCGTCTATCTTGTGGACACTTCTGCCGGTGCAATCACTTTGACGCTCGGCACTGCCCTGTCTGGTGCTTATGTCTTCATTGACGCCCAAAACTCTTGGGGCACAAACAACCTAACCGTCAGCGGGAACGGTCACAACATCGGGAACAACTCGACCAATGTAGCGGCAACCTTCCTCGCTGACGTGTCCGACTATCAATTCACCATCGAGGCATCCTCGACTTACTGGAGGCTTGTGTAATGCCAAAACTTTCTGATTTTGTGGGGCTCGCGGTAAAAGGATCATCTACGGCGAACGGGAATGGTTCAATGAAGTCCTCCATCATCTTGTTTGACTTCATT